TGGCACTTAAGTACCTAACTTGTGATATACCTCCGAAAGACTTACTTGACTTCTATTGTAGTAAAGTAAGAGCTCGTTCCGTATGGGCCATGCGAGATTATAAAGAATCTTACATGCGGAACCTACCGGTGACTCTTATACCAATTCCAGTTTTAGAACTGGGATGGAAGGTACGTTGGGTCACTCGTATGCCATTTGCAGAACAAGGCATCCAGTCGGGAATGCAAAAGCACTCCTTTGGACGTCTTTTGAAGTTCTGTCATGGCACTCGCCGAGGTCTTGAGAAGGCAGATACTTTAGTATCTACTATCGAGCATCCGGCGAACTATCCGTATGTTTACTCTCTTGATGCGAGTAAAGCAACAGATAAAATGTCACGATCCTCTTTTGAGGTCTGTCTTAATGCGATAGGGGCAAAGATGCCCAACTACCATATAAGAGACAGAAAGATGACAATAGGTGGTCCGATGGGGACACCCATAAATTGGGTGTTGCTAAACATTCTTCATGAATGTACAGCATCATTCTCCTTTTCAAAGTTTGCTTATGCAATCTGTGGAGATGATTTCATCGGTTTAGGTAACGACGCAGAATTCTCTCTATATTTAGAGATGAATAAATCCATGGGACTTCTTCCTAAGAAGGAGACCATTATCCGATCAGAAATCGGAGGGATTTTCTGCGAACGTTTATACGAAGTAAATGTCGAGGAAGGGCATAAAGTCCTTCGACAGGCCCCCATATGGGGCTCTACTCGTATGTTAGTGCAGAATGAAGTACTCTTTTGTACCGATGTACAAAAGCATGTACCTGGAGTTCTTCTCATAGGAGACTCCACATTCGAGAAACTGGGTCTATTCCCTCATATGAGAGAAGCACTCTCGCCAATTGTACAATTGGCGCGACGCTTTGGAATAGATCCTTACGTTCCTATTATGCTAGGTGGATTGGGCATACGCCCTCCAGATATGGATAGGCTTATGCCTCCCCGTTATCGCTGTCTTATGACAGCCATACATAATAAGGTTGCTAGACCGAATGTGCTTATGCAAAATTCGGCTTCTTCGCCGTTTTCTCTCTATTTGCATAAAATGACTTCTGTCATTATGAAGCAGATAGTTTGGGTCTATAGACCCAAGAATATGAGAGAAGACGAATCTTATTTTGAAAGGATGGGTCTTATTGAAAACTATGAACCTCACTTAGGTCAGGTTCTTTCAATATTGACCATGTTGGCTTATGCCGACGGTTACATCCCTTCAAAGGAAAATGTGAAGAGGATTGATATCTTGAAAAGACTTAGGTTTTATTCAAGGTATTCACATCCTCATCATGTCAGTCGTATACCACCACTTAAGTGGTCGTATAAAGACTGTTATGATTTTGCGGGAAATTTGTTTCCTACAAGGTCCTCTTTGGAGAAAGCGAATATTCTCTTTCCCCTTGATGAGGAGAGTCCTTAGGCCCTTCTTGTTCCCCAG